TTTGTGCATGTATTGAACAACCATACAGGATTGAACAAACAAGAGAAACGTCAGGCGATAACTTCTAAGATGTCTCGTTACGTACAAGAGAAGTCGAGATTCAACCCTTACAAAGTGTTTCAGACTAAGGCAGGGGGTGTCCACTTAAAGTTCATACACAAAGGTGAACACACAAAACTAGATGTAGATAAGACTCTTGCAGAAATCATCTATTGTGTGATGAGTGACCAGTACAAGACCAAAGGTGTTCAAGGTGGCGCTATTGATGAGTTCTACAAGAACCAATCACGTAATTTCCAAAATGAGTTCAAGACTGGTCACATAGACAAGGTTATGAATTTTGTTAACCAATCTATGCGTGGTGTACCTATGGCGAAAGAGATGATCTCGTACAAACCATTCCGCAATTACTGTGTGATGGTTTCCCAGATGATCAAGTCACGTAACAAGATTGACCCGATCAATTTCATGAATGCGTATATTCAAACTATCATCAATCTCAAGAAACACGAACTACGTGTAGATGGTTTGACTGCTACACCTTACGAGTTGCGTATGCGTGGTAACGGTAAAGAAGATACTTGTGTTGCATTCGATCTGTTATGGAAAGAAATGTCTTTGGTTACATACGAGTCTACACAACTTGATGAACAAAGAACATTCCCACGTGATGTGGTAAAACAGTCATACTTCGAACAAGATGGTATCTGTGCTATTTGCGGTACTCGTATGCCTGAGTTCGGTGAAGATATTCATGGCGATCACGTTCTACTATATAAAGATGGTAACCCAACATCACCAGACAATTGTGATGCAGTACACGCAAGTTGTAATTTAAGAAAATAAATACTTGACATTCTCTGTTTAGTATGTTACTATATAAAAACAATGCGGAATTAGTATAATGATTACGTTAGGTGTCCAACCTAAAGATGGAGGTTCAAGTCCTCTGTTCCGCTCCAATCTCTCTCTCTACCCCTCTTCGGAGGGGTTTTTATTGCCCATAAAAAAAGGGACTCCGAAGAGTCCCTCTAAAATGTGGTGAGTTAACCTCACTCTTATTTTTATACCAATTTCTAGGTTAAGATGTTAGTAACCTTGAAGATGCGGTAGTACTGGTTAGTCTTAGCAGTTGCAAGACCGTCAGTAGGTGTAGAACCCACAAATGGGTTAGACGCCATACCATAACGAGTTTTGAACCCGATACGTGGTTGGAAGTCATCTTCACCAACTGCTTTAACCATTTGTAATGGTACATATGGGCAGTAGAATACACCTGAGTCATATGGGTTAGTACCCTTATAACCTACAGTTACGTAGTCAGTGCTTGCATATGGGTCGATGTATACTTTGATGCGACCGTTAAGTAGACCAGCAAAAGTATTACCAGTGTCATCTACTTGTAGGTTGTTCGCAAGAGCAGGACTATAGTCCAAAGAACCAGCAGCAGCAAGTGCAGTCGCAACATCTGAAGAACAGATGATTACGTTACCTTTACCACGGCGAGTTTCTTTAGCGATTACGTTTGCTTCACGATCGATCTGTACACCAAGACCTTTGAACTTCTCAGCACTCCAACGACCATCTGTATCAGATGACATATTGAAGACACCTTTAAGAGTAACGTTTGCTTGTTGAGCACCAGTCTTCGCTTGAGAGTTGATAGTACGTACAACTTCACGGTTGATTTCAGCAAGAATCTCTGTAGACAGAATGTTTGCTAATTCTGTTTCAGCATCAAGACCGTGGATTGCTTTAAGGTCTTGTGCAAGTTCTAGAGTGTATTCTGCTTTCAATGCACGTGATTTAGCAGTAACAGTTTGACGTTCGATTGTGAAACCCATCTCACCGAATGAAGAACCACCAGTACGACCAAGTGCTTCACCATCTTCAGTAGGCATACCACCAGCAGCAAGTGCGGATGCACGAACGCCTTCACTGTCGAGACCACTCCAACCTGATGCACCACCAGCGGCACTATCAGTATGAGTACCAGATGAATCACCAGAGAATTTAGTGTCTGCTTCGTTGAATAATGCTTCAGCATTAGAAGTAGAACCACCAGTGTAACGTGATTTCATTGCGAAGATAAGACCAGTTGGGCCATTCATAGGTTGAACACCACACACATCATAAGCGATGAGGTTAGGCATTGCACGGCGTACTAATGAGATTAGTACTGGGTCAAAGTTGTTAGCTGAACCAACGTTGTTTGCAGGAGCAGCAGCGTTTTCAGTCATAAAACCTTGAGAAGCAGCACGTTCTTCTGAGATTGCTTTCTCTTGGTTTTCTAGGATTGCAGCGGTAACTGCACGTCTGTGATTGTCGGTGATTGCACCGGCAGACTCTTCGTTAAGAACTGGAGCCCACTTTTCGATTAAATTATCGTAAGATTGCATTTTGGAAATTCCTTATTATCGTTTAGGTGTTGTTTTGCGAATAGTTTGAAGATATTGTTCCATTACAGAAGATACTTCGACAGTACTGTCAGCGTCTTCTACAATTGATTCTACTTCTTCAGAACTAATAACTTCTTTGGCGAAGTGTGACTCGATGATTGTTTGGACTTTAGATTCAAAAGAATCATCAAAATCAAAACCTTCAACAAGTGACTTCAATTTAACTACTTGAGTTTCTGCAAGGTCACGTGACGCTTCTCTGATAACAGATTCACGTTTGTAATCTTCCAACTCAGAAGCAGTTTCGATTATTCTCTGAGTGCTTTCGTTGAGTTTAGTTTCTAACTCTTCGACAGACTCAGCGAGTTCATCAACTAGGTCTACCTTAGACTCTGGTACGTCAATGTAAGACTCAGTAAAGAGGTCTTTCATTTTGTCCATGAAAGTTTCAGCGATTTCAGTACGGAGACCGTTCTGAATTGCAACTTGATTACTTTCCATCCAAGATTCAACTACATAGTTCAGGTAGCTGTCTACTTTCTCTACAAGTTCTGCCTTAGTAGAAGATACTTCTTCTGCTAACTCTTCCTTGTACTGTGTTTCTAAACGATCAACTTCTTCTGACAATTTAGATTTTACAGCTGATTCAAAAATTACTGCGGTTTTAGCTTTGAACTCATCACTGAGTGTAGCTTCAGACTCGACTAATGCATCTAGTTCAGCAGCAGTGTCAACACTTGTTTCAGCGATGACTTCATCTGTACCCATATCTACTGATTCTTCAACACCACACACTTTCTCGTAAGCAGCTGAAATAGTTGCTTTATTAGATTTCAAAAGTGATGCGTTGATTGCACTAACCATACCCGCTTTAGTTTTTGGAGCAGGAGCTTTCTTAACGGCGTCAGATGCTTTCTTTACAGATGCGATAGACTCGCCTTCGTCTTCTGTACCTTCTGCAACTTCGGTCGTTTCTTCGAGAGTTTCTTCCACAATGTCGTTAATTTCTTCATCGTGAAGTGCAACTTCGACTTTAGTTTCTTCAGTCATAATTGACTCCTTACATATTAGATTTGATTAACGAGAGGAAATTTTTGAACTCTCGAACACTTGTCTCATATAAGACAGTTTTCGGAGCGTTTTTAATTTCAGTCTCCATTTCTTCAATTACTTGAGGTTTCAAAACACCGTTATTCCAAACCCAGTCTACACCTTCCATTATACCATTAACGAAAGCTTCAGGTGCGCTAGGGTCTTGTACAATGTCAACAGTACTAAGAATAAAGTCGTCTTTCACGACCATTGCGCCATTTCGGTTCTCAAGACTACCCATACCACGAGTTGACACTCCTAGTTGAACACCGCCATCAAGAAGACCTTTAACAATCTTACCCATCGGAGTATCCAATATTTGTGCCTTTCCTACCACATCATTTCCCTCAAACTTGAGGTCTGTGATGAGATGTGAAACTTTATCCAAGTTAACAGTCGGCCCTTCGGGGTGATTCAACTCACCTACGGCACGTTTCTGACTAACTTGTTCTGTTACGTACTTGTCTACTGCTCTTTCCATAATTGCTTTAGGGTAGACACGTCCATTACGATTCTTCTTATCTGCCTGTGCGAAAACACCTTCGATGACATAGTTCTTCTCGCCATTCTCTTTCTTTTCAACAAGACAGGATAGAGTATTATTATCCGTAAATTCTGTAATTAACTTCATTAGGTCAATTCCTTTATTACTTTGGTTGCAGATTTCTCTGCATCCTTTTGTGACTTGAAGGCGTCTAACTTGTCACCATCAATATATACCACAAAAGGTAGAGTCCCCTTCTCCTTTACAATGAGAACAGGGATACGTTTAATCTTCTTATCAAAGACTACTTCACCTTTCGGTTTCTTTTTTAGTTCGGACAGGATTTCTTTATAAGATTTCATAGTATTATTTATATAAATTAATATTTATAAAATTAATTATTTTTGTAGAAACCCCGCCTTTGGTGGTGCTGGTCTACCACTCTTAAACATATTCGGATTAGTCGCTAGATGACTTGGTAACTTACCCTTTTTTATCAACTTATGTAAGAGTATCTGTAACTCGTGTGGGTCTACTCTAAGTTGTCTGGCGATCTTTGCTATTCCTGCCGAACCTTGTTTTGGATTTTTCTTTCTCCAATCAAGGTAGTAACGGAGTGCTTTCTTATAAAGCATCCCCTTTACGCCAGGAATTTTCACTGCGATATCTGTCGGAATATTAATAGATTCCATGATTGCTTCATCAATGTCTTCATCAGTTAGAACTTCAATCAAATCAAATTCTTCTGTGAATGTCTTGAAACTAATCATCTACTTCCTCGTCTTCTGATGTGACTTCTTCTTCCTCTTCGACACCATCATCTAACTCAACTTCTTCATCTTCAATATCTTCAATATCATCGTCTTGGTCGTTGAAGATTGCTTGTGCAGTCGCAATACGTTGTGCTTCTAGTGCATCTGCCATTTTGTCTTGGATAAGACTATTGAAAGAACCTTCCGCATTATTCAAGTCACCATCAGTGATTTGATTTATTAGGTTTTCTACCGCAGTAGGTTCTACAACTTCTTGTTCTTGATTTTCTACTTCACTCATTATTATTCCTCATCTTCGTCTGTGGTGGCGTTCTCACCTTCGACTTGTTGTTTCATTTCTTCGATGTCCTCATCAGACATCATCATTACGTTTTTCATTGCCCACTCACGTGAGAAATACTCACCCACATACTGTGATACCTGATCAAGAGTTTGCAGTCTATTCTGTAACAGTTCTGCATCCTTTAATTCAGTAAAGTGGTTGTCTCTCTGGAAGTCTACTGTAACATATCCTTTCCAAGACTCCCAATCCTGTTCGGTAATAATACCTTTTAGAATTAGTTGTTTCTTCAGAATACCAGTAAACAATGCAGAGAATCTTCTACGAAGTCTGTCAATAAACTTCTGGAACTTAACCTCGTCCCTTCCGATTTCGGTTGACCTACCCAGAGAAAACTGTGATTCTTGTTCCAAACGAGATACAGGTACGTTCAACGCACGATACAATCTCTTCTGGAAGTAGATGATATCATCGATCTGACCAAGATTCTCACCGCCAGGCAGTGTACTTATCTCTGTACCACGACCACCCTCTCTACGAGGTAACCAGAAGTCTTCCAACATAGACATATGTTTGCGGTCATCTTTCAGTTGACCTGTGTTCGAATCGTAAACAATCTTATTACGATAACGAGACATAATGTCCTTCATGTAGGATTCTGATTTATTGCGAGGCATATTACCCACGTCAATATAGAAGATTCTACGTTCAGGCGCACGTGCAAGACGATAGATTACAAGAGAGTCTTCCATCATGCGTAATTGGTTAATTGGTTTCAGTGCCTTGTGTAGGTAGGACACAACCTGTTTCTTACTAGGGTCTAACAGACCACTAGAAACATATGAGATACTATCGGGAGAAAGTCTTACACCTTGATTGGTTCCTGCTTTCTCTTGATAGATATAAAATTCGTTGACCTTCTCGACAACCTTTGCGCCTGAGATAGGGTCTTTTTTATAGTTTACTTCTTTTACTTTACGAATCTTTGCAGCATCGATAGGTCGGATTTCTTGGATACCCGCCTTTAGATTAGATTCGTTTACTACGAGGTGGTGATATACTCGACCATCTACATAGAATGAACGGAATATGTCATGACCAAGTTCTGTAAAGTTCATCATGTTATAAACATTATTGAACTCTTCGGTCATTTGTTTTTTGATATTTTCGGGAGCTTCTACTTTCTCTAGATTAAGTTCACACGAACCATCCATCTCTGAACCGACAATAGACTCGTTGACAATATCTTCTACGGCAGCATCAACTTCGGGATGTGTCGCAACACCACGATATTTGAGTACAAGTGCTTGGTTGTCTTTCGCCTTATTCCCTTCCATGTCAATATACTGACCATAGTGAGAACCAGACGCTGTTACATAACCCGCACCATCATCATCGGTGGGAGCAACAATAGACCTTAACTTGTCTTTTTCCTTTGTTGGTTTTTCCTGACGTTTCAGTTCGAAACCAAATAATTTTATACCGCTATTATCGTTATCTGCCATATCTTACCTTCAAATTCCTTATTATAAAAGTGACAGAGGGATTTCTCCCCCTGCCCTTTTATGTATAACTAGATTAACTAGTGGTATCACTTTCCCAGTACTGGACTTGGAACTCAACCGTGAACTCTTCAATCACATCGTTTGTTTCATAGTTAACGTCAATTGCACTAACGTTAGTTGGGAAACATCCTCTGAAATTGTAAGTCTTAGTTGCATTACCTTCTCTATCTAATTGTTCAATAACCAAATCTGCCTGATAATCCAAAGGATTAGTCAAACCAGTATTTGATTGGTGTCCATTGATACCATTCATCCAACGTTCCATAGCATTACGGATGCTGAAATCAGTATCGTTTAGGATAGTTACAGTCCAAGGTTCAAATGTGCGGTCACCCGCCATTTTCAACTGTCTACCACGAAAAGGTACATCGAACGTGTTCATAATCGAAGCAGGTAACTGTGCAGCTTTACACAGGAAGGATGTAAGTTCTACATCACCGCCCGCATAGCCTGGAAAGTTAACTGTCGCTTTGAACAGATTGGGACGAGCACCGCCCCCTCTTAATTTTGACTTAAAGTCATCTACACCTAATACAGCCATTTTCTATCTCTCCTTATACCGTGCCAACTACTTCTTCAAAGTCCACACCAGTTCTAACTGCAACAAAGTTCAATGTTACGTAGTTAATAGAACGAGCGGGTTTGATGAAGATAGATGCAATAAATTCATTTCTGGCAACAACAGCAGGAGTATTGTTGGTCTCATCACAGATTACTTTGAAGTCTGTAATACCTCTTCGACCTTGAATCTCTCGTAAGAAAGGTTCAACAATGTTTACGAACTCTGCACGAGTAAACTCGTCATTGAACTCAAACATCACGTTACGTCCAGCAATACCAATTGCTCTTTCGATACCAAGGAACAATCTACGTACATTGATACGATCAAATGCAGAAGGTCTTGATTCGGAAGTCTTATCACCATAAAGGATAATTCCTTCGCCTGGGATATTTGCGATTGGGTTAATACCATTCTTATACAACTGGTCTCTTTCTGATTTTGTTGGTGAAAGAGAGATATCAGTTATGCCAAGATAACGTCCTCGTCTACTACCAGCGGGTGAGAACCAAGGTGCAGCAACCAAGTCTGTTGCGGCCATCAGACCAGCAGTCGATGATGCAGCAGGGATATTGATGTAGTTGTCGTTATACTTATCATATACTTTCAGGAAGTTGTTATCCTGAATCAAGTATGATGATTTGGTATACTCTTTGTTGTTTGCAATAACCGCAACATTAGTACCAAGAGTGATTGCAGCCTGAGATGGAGATGCGACTACAACACAATCTTTACGAAGCGAACCAGCAGTTGCAACTAGATCATTTACGATAGTTTTTGCATCTGCGTTCGTTGCAGCTAATGGAGCGATTAAGAAATCTACTTCGATGTTATCTACATCTTCGAAGTGATCAAATCCTTCCAGAACATCACCTGTAGTTAAAGAACCAGAAGTACTTACACCATTAGCGAAGTTCCAAGTTTGTTGTGATGTGCGGTTAACTGGAGAACCAAAGTCAACAGTCGTTACTGGGTTGTTAACGGAATTATTCCAGTTTGATGTAAGGTCTAAGAATTCTCCGCCACTATCCTGTGGAGCGATACCATTTAGTAGATTACCACCAAAGTCTGCCTCTGCGTGAATATGTGTTGAATCGGAATCAGATGAAGATGGAATACCAGCATAAATCCACTTAGATTGTGTCTTCAATACCTCTTTATAGTAGTTCGAAGTACCATCAGCATTTTTAGCGTTAGATGCAACAGATAGGAATGGGAATGTTTCTAGTACAGTTCCTTGAACACCAGTGATTGCACCTTGGTTATCGTATACAACAATATGAAGTTCGTCATTCTTACCATTCAGAGACTCAATATGTTTTGATGTTGATGGAACGTCATCAAACTGAT